CTCGGTGGCTGGAGTTGTATTCCAACGCATGGCCACTTGGCTGAATGCGACTGGAGAAACATTGATTGTGAGAAACAGTTCATTAAATCGTGTGCTCCATGACCAGCCCTCAACATAACCTTCAAAATCTCCACCTGAGATTTGATTGGGTAGATTTTGAATATGAACTGGCATTCCCATAAATACAGCTAGTAGATCATCCCGATCTGCGTTATCAATTTCGGGGTTAGTGATTGGGAATGTGATCGATTGGAATGCTGGTATTGGATAGGCTCTCTGTGCTATGTATCGATCGGCAATATCTTGAGCATCGGTCGCCCCATGAACTCGAGAGTTAATCGTTTCGGCTTTGTAGCCATATAAGGCAATTGAAGCTGCATCTGTGGCATCAACCTGTGAATTGTAATTATTGCCATAATTAATATAAATATCATTTCGGACATCTGCTGATCGCATAATTGTAGATAAACCAGCACCTAACGCATGGCGAGCATCTAGTTCAACATAACCATTGACTAAAAGATAATTCTGCCTATGGTCTGCATCTGCATAACCTACATTTCCGGCATTGTCCTCATAAATATAACCAAATGCTGAAGTTGCAATATCTGAAACAACATTGTAAATCGTGTCAGTAACATTTGATTGGGAACTCATTGTGTAAAGACCTGGCTGATCTATTTCGCCAAGTCCTAAATTAACTGCATCTTCCCAAGTTTCGGTTGCATCATAAGTTGACCATTGAGAAGCTGCTGGCACATCATTCCAAGTTCCAAGCAATACGCTTGAAAGAATGTCATAGATTTGGTTTCCATCTTCATCTTGAGAAATGTTGTCATTAAAGATTTCTTTGGTTAATCTAGCAAGTGAACCCATAGCCAAAAGCGTGTATTGAACAACTGTGGCTGCTGCACCTGTTTGTAAAACTCCAACCGTAACATCCGTTAAATCTCCACCAAATAATGAAACATAAGATCCAGCTGAGTCTTTAACTTGCAAATCAAAAGAGTCGTTAATGTCAAATGGAAGTGTTTGGTTATTTAATGCAACCAGCGTGACTTGCATATAAGAAGGAAGTGGCTGTTGGTAGATGTCAGATCGACCTGCTTGGTGTTGGACATCTGAAATGGTTATATCAGTATAATCAACCCCACCGACAGTTAGTTTCCAGTCTGGCGTAAATGCTGACATTAATTAGTTCTATCTCGTAACGCAGTTACCGATCTAGCTGCTTGGCTATTTAAGGTTGATGCAAAAGCCCTTGCAGTTCCCTCTGGATCTATTGCACCTGAAATATAAACATTGGTTACATTTTGAGCTTGACCAAATGGAGTGCCACCTAAAACTACTGGATCGGCTGTTAATTTATTTGCTTGTTTTTCTAATACAGCAAACTCGGCTGTTAGTTTGTCAAATTGTGCTGCTGCTGCTTTTTGACTTATGCCATTGGTTGCCACTTGGAATGTTAAATCTGTAAAAGCATCATTAACTGCGGTTAATCTTTTAACTAAATCATTTGCGCTAGTTGCGCCTAATATACCAGTAGTTCCCACTCCACCGGCCGCACCTGCTCCGCGCCCACCTGCTGCGCCAGCCCCACTAAATCCACTACCTGCAACTGCACCCGCAACTGCACCTGCAACGCCTTGACCTAAGCTGCTTAATTGACTAAATCCTGTGCCAGTTGCTCCAGCAGTTCCCCCACCACTACTACCAAACCCACCAACCTCTGGAATACTAACTCCCGGAATTCTATTAACTCCTCTGATAATAAAGTTAATTGCATCGATTGCTTTGTTGACTATGCCACTAATTACACCTAATACATTTGAAATTACATTAATAACAACTGCTGCAATATCACCAACAACATTTAATGCTGCTCCGATAGTAGTTCCGATAATAGGAGCAAGGGATTTAACTACATTAAAGAATGATTGAAATTCATCTATGTTTTCTCGGATAGCACCTTTAATATCATTAAACGCATTTATAGCACCATCTATAATTGGCAATAAGAATAATTTAACTCCATCAATAAATTCAAATACACCTTCGCCTAATCCACCTGCTCGCTTACTAAAAGCATCGGCTACGCTTTGAATTACTGGTAATACATTATTGCTAAAAATCTGAGTTAGTTTTAATACAATAGGAAGTAGTGCTGTGCCTATCTCTGTGCGGATGTTACTTAACTGAGCATTGAGAATTCTTTGTGAGTTAGCCAAGCCATCGGATGTTCGTTGGAAGTCGCCTTGAGCAGCAGATGTTTGTTGATAGATTAACTCTTGAGCTGCTAGGACTTTTTGCTGTGGTGTTAGGGCTTCCTTTGTAGTTCGGATTATGCCCAAAGAGAGCGCAGCTTGTCTTAGGCTGGCATCATCTAATAAGACACCATATCTACGCAACGGCTCGGTTTCGCCTCTTAGAGCGGCTCCTATGGCCTGTATTGCATCTTCTGGAGATGTGTTGTTAAAAGATGCTAAGTCAGATGCTAATGTCGTGAAATCTGTTGAAAACTTAACAAGATCATCTCCGGCTAAACCAGCGGATGATCCAAAGATAGCAAATGTAGATGCAGCGTCTAAAGCCTGTTGTTTAGTCTGACCAAGTGAAGCAGCAGCAGACTCAGCAAATGCTTCGATCTTTGATGCGCTATCACCAAATAAAACACCAACTTTTGAAACGGACTCTGATAAATCAGATGCAGCTTTAACGCCATCAACTGCGATCTTAATTGCAAATGCACCAACGGCAGCAGTCGCAGCAGCTAAAGCAAGTCCGGCTTTCTTGCCAAACTCTCCTAACTTATCGCCAAAACTCTGAGTCTTTTTTTCTCCCTCATTCATTCCTGCTATAAAGTTTTTTGTTTCAGCAAGAATCTCAAGTTTTAAGGTACGAAAATCCTTAGCCATCAGTTACCCCAAACCTTGACAACATCATTCATTTCATTAGTCCAACGCTCTGTTAGTTCAGGCTGAATGTCGCGAAGTGTCGGATAGATAAACCAACCTCTTGACCCGCCTCCATAGCGACCTGACCAGTTTGGAAACTGCTTAAATCTAGTTGATCCAAATTCAAGTCCTCGCCATAACATTTGAGTTGTTGCTCCACCACTAAAACGCTGACCTGCAAATCCGTACGATAAACGACCAGTCTTTGATGTCTTTGATATTGTGGCACCGTCCACAACTCTTTTAGTGGCTGTTCCTGCTTTTTCGCGTCTAGCGCCCGCCGCAGCAATTTCATTTTTTGCGAAAGTAGCCAAATCATAAGAAACAATTTTAGCCTTCTCGGTTGCATCTTCGCCCATAAGAGTAAAAGCCTTGGCAAGTTGGCGCAGCTCTTTTTTGGAGAATGCACTAAGTTCAACTTCGGCCATTCCTTTTCTCCAATATCTCTAAAGCTGTTAAAATGTCGTCTGCGTCAGTCCATTCGCTCATTGGTATTTGTGTGGCGATTGCCAACTCAACCAATAATCTGCTTACGCTTCCTGCTGTGTGGCTTTTGGGGAAACATCACCGACTATTACATCTGTAACTGTTTCACTCCATACATCAAATGCTTTGACTGGCTTTCCAGCAGCTTCGCGTTTGTGTGCATGGTAAGCAAGAAACATAAGATCACTTATGCCCATTTTTTCCTGAGCCTGTGCGATTGTATGTCCGGTCTGCTTTTCCCATTTTTGCCACTCAGGCGGTTGGGCTACATAAGTTGCTTGCTCGCCTGAGCTGTATTCAATTGTGATTGGTAGTTTCATTAGTTGCTCCCGTTTCTATTTTTTAACTAAATGACTCTGTTGGCACTCCAATAACTTGGAATGTTAAAGATACAGTTTGTGCATCATTTCCTGCACCACCGGCTGATGGCCATGATGGTAGCACTTGGAATGTAAATTGTGCGCCTGATGCAGCTGTAAATACTGTGCTAATTCCTGTGTTTGGTGCTGACTCTGTTACGCCCCATAGAATCTCACATAGAGATCCTGCTGCGCCCCAGTCTGCCAACATTTCAACAGCTAATGTGAAATCGTTATCGATAACTTTGTAGGCTTTGCCATCTAAAGTTTCGTATGTTTGGCGATTTGTTTCGCCAGTTAGAATTGCGCTTGTTGCTTGAGCATCGAAAGTGTTACCACCGATAGTGAAGGTAACATCTCTGCCCGTAATTACTGTGGTAGGCACTTGAACTCCTTAGATTGTTTGTGTGTAGTAGGTTGAAACATTGATGTCAGAGATCAACATTGTTGATGCTCCAACATTTTGGACTGTTGGTCTTTCGACCTCTCCGACAATATATCCATTTGGAATTACTGTCAGAATGCTCATTATTAGTTGCTCGATATTGTCGAGTGATGCAGGATTGCTGTTATATGCAACAACAGCAGAAATCGTTAAATTAATCTTTACTCTTACTTGACTTTTGCCAATTGTTTCGATTTCCAAATATGGTGAATCCGGAACGCATACCACAGCTGGTGGAATTACCGACTCTGGCACAAATGCGTAAACATTTCCAGCTACACCGGCTAAAGCGGTTGCAAGTGGTTGTCTAACGGATGAAAGAATTGTGGATGGTGGCATTTATTGACACATGCTTTCGGTGTCCATATATGAACCAAGTAAACCAACACATTTGTTAAATAATGATCTGCCCATTCGGAATGGTGTAGCTGTGAAATCAACGCCTTCGATCTGTCCACCACCTGCAAGTCTTGCTTGAAAAACCTCTACTGAAACTGTGTAAACGGCTGACTGAACAGCTGCGTTTCCAACATAAGTTGATGCTCCGGATAAAGTGGCAACTCCGCTTGGAATGACATTTGCTTCGGTAACATCTGCATTTGTAATTGCTGCACTAAAAGTTGTATCTGTTAAATTATCATCTAATACTGTGCGAGTTCCATTATACGGACTCAAGCATCCAGTAATTACTACTGATTGTCCTGCGGTAAATTCATGAACGCCAACTGTTGTAAATGTGGCAACATTATCTTGTAAAACTGTTTTTTGAACTGGACTCTTAAAAGTAACCAGCATTGGCAGAATAACTGTTTCTGCTGTGTCAATAATTTGATTTAGATAATCGTCATTGTAAAGAGAGGAACTCACACCCAATACGGAACGCAGATTTGCTGCGGTAATAATTGAAGGCATAAATTCCTCTCTCTAATCTCCCATTAATGGATGCCTGAGATCGGGAGCAACCCCAGGCACTCAGTTAAATTAAGCTACTGCAAGCTTACGGAATGCAGTTGGGTAGCGATTAACTACACAAACATATCCGTAGATGCCGATTTCAATGCGTCCGTTTGCAACCAAATTGGCACGAAGTTCTACTGTGCCACTCTCGTGGAATCGCATTGCTTGTGATGGATAAACCAAAGCATGCTTGGCGTTAGCATCATCACCTGTGTAGTTAGGGCTTACAACTAAATCAAGTCCAGCAACTGTGCCATTTGTTGATCCTTGTGTAATCACGCCGGCAGCATTTTGTGGTGCTGCTGCTGCAAATAGTGGACGGGAATCAGCTGTTGCTGCAAGCAATCCAGCAAAATCAATTCCGTTTGTTCCACCTGAAGGAGCAACCAATAATCGGTTTGGTGTAAAGCGCATTACGCCATAGGAATCAGAAATTCCATCAACGATTGATGCGTAGATTGATGCGCCAGTTGATGCGCTTGCATTCTGTGATGCAATTTGAGCAGCATATTGATCGGTCTTTTGTGCATAAGATGCAGCTAACTCACGAACCAATAACTCTGCGAATGCTGGG